GGCAAGGGACCGCAACCAGGTCTCGGAGTTCACCAAGGCAATGCGTCAGCTGTCGAACACGATCGTGCGCAAGATCAACCAGAGGGGCATCCAGATCCTGGAGGCCTTCATCACGGCCAACTCGCGCACGTTCACCGGCGTCAGCTGGGGCAGCGTCAACACGACGTATGCCTCGGGGTCCAACTGGCCCCTGTTCCCGGCAAGGGATTTCGCCAAGGCGGATCTCATCGCCGAGCAGGACGAGATGGACATGGACTACAACCTGTGGGTGCTCAACCCCACCGAGATGTTCAACCTGGAGGGCATCTACGGCGACAAGCTCGCCGCGCTGCTCGACAGCTACGACATCGACATCTTCGTCACCAACCGGCAGACTGCCGGCCAGGCGTATGCCATCGCAGAGGGCAACGTCGGCGAGATGCGGGTCGAGCAGCCGCTCACCACGGAGACGTGGCGCGATCCGAACGGGAAGCAGCAGACCTGGGTCCAGTCCAGCGTCCGGCCGCTCATGTACGCCAACAACGCCTTCGCCGTTCTCAAGGCGACAGGTCTGACGTAGGAAGGAGGCGACAATGAAGAAGATCATCAAGCATCGCCTCTTCACCTGGTTCGAGAGGACAGCGAACCCGGTCGATCCCAGTGGCGGCGAGGTGCTCACCGAGCGCATCGCGCGCATGGGCGAGGAGGCGGACATCACCAACCCGGACTACGTCAAGCGTGGCGAGGAGTTGGACGCCTTCTATACGGACAAGGAGGCGGAGGCGATCCGCAAGGGAACGTACAACGGCTCGGACGCCGAGGCGCTGTACTTCCACCGCAACGCGATGGCGGGACAGTCGGCTCCTGCCCAGCGCGTCATTCAGCCCATGGACGACGAGGGAGTGGACGTTGCTGCCCTCGACGCCGAGCAGCTGGCGGAGTACATCAAGGAGAACCGTCTCAACGTCGATCAGACCGTCGCGCTTGCCGGCGACGATGTCGACTCGATCGAGAAGGTGCTCGACGCAGAGAACCTTGCGACGGAGAACGAGCCGCGCAAGGGAGTCACCGACCGCCTCGAAGCGAAGCTGTCGGCGACGACCCAGTCCTGACCGTCGCGTGGGGTGGGGAGGGCAACCTCCCCATCCCTCCTGACTCAAGAGAGGAAACATGACCAAGACACTTCTCAATGGTCGCCTCGTCACCGACGGTACGGGCAGGCTCTTCATCCACCCGATCGACGGTGACACAGGCGAGCCTGCTGTGAACCTACACCTCAGAGCCGAGGACGGGCAGGGCACTGACGAGCTCATCCCTGGCATGGTCGAGTGCACGTGGGATCAGGACCTCGGTGGTTTCGTTGAGTTGCTTCCTGGAGAGGAGTCGCACAACGAGCGGCACCATTCCGGAATCGCTCACCAGATCAGCGGGACGTCTGGGCCCTTGTACGACGGGGAGGGCAACCTGGTGTACGAGGGTGACCCGCACCACGTCTACCCGATGCCCAACGACCCGCACTACGACGAGGACGCTCCGAACAAGACCAAGACCGTTCTCATCCCTGACGCGATCGCGTCCATGGAGACCTCTCACACGGAGGCATACAGCTCATGAATCTCGCAACCGCCGGCAGCACCAAGATGATCGTGCGGACGAGCCCATGGGTTCCGTGCCCCGCGATCGAGGAGTTGTTCCCGCAGTGGCCGAGCAAGCTGAAGGACTACTTTGGCAAGCTGCTCGGTCTGCCGCTCAAGGATCGCATCGCGGTTCTGATGTCAGGGTCGATGGCGTTCACGCTCAGCAAGGCTCTGATCGATCTGCCTTTCGGGGCGACGGCGTTCGGCCTGACCAATACGACGCTGTACCACGGCCTGTGGGCGGCAGCGCTCGACGACACCCTCGCCGGTAACACCGGCTCGGAATCGGCATACACGAGCTACGCTCGCCTCGGTCTGACGAACAACACAACGATCTTCGCTGCGGGGTCGGGCACCACTACCTACACGAAGACGTTCCCGTCGGATGCCACCAAGTCGTTTGCGACGAGCACCGGCACCGGCACCAACAACACGATCACCTACCTGGGCATCCTGAACGGAAACGCCGGCACGTCTGGCGACAAGGGATATGCCTGGTGCTCGGTGACGTCGACGACGATCAACAACGGGGACACCCCGCAGCTGGCCCAGAACGCGGTCACGCTGGTTCAGGACTGACGTGGACATCACCCCAGGACAACTCGAAGCATTGCACCAGACGTTCTCTCGTCTCGAGTTGTCCTGGGTGCCGTCCCTTTCTGACGACGAGATCTTCTACGGATACTCGTTGCTGCCGTGTGAGATCTTGTTCTCAGCGATCAACACGGCTGAGACCGTCGCGCGTGGTAAGCGGTTCCTGGACGTTGGCTGTGGCATCGGTACTGTGCTAGCGATGATGCACGTCATGGGCTACGAGGTTCGCGGCATCGATCGGGTGCAGCAGTACATCGATGTCGCCCAGCGGATCGTGCCAGAGGCAACGCTGGCTACCGTCGACCTTTTTGACACAACAGACTTTGATGCGGATGTCATCCTACTTTGCCATCCGTGTCGTACCGAGACCAAGGAGCGCGAGGCTGAAGCGCACATCGTTGCCAACGCTGCACCTGGTACGGTGCTCATTACGCCTGGAGCCAACAAGCCGATAGGCGTTCGCTACGTGGACGGTGTCGTGGGAGTGATTGAGTAATGGCGGTCGCTATTCGCGGTTCGATCGGCACAGTTACCACGGGCACGACTAGCGTTCATCCTGCCTTCTCGGCGGCCACGGCAGCTGGAAACCTTCTGGTGGCCTGGGTGGCCAAGGAAGGTGCCAACGCTGTCACGTGTAACGACGGTACATGGATCAAGGCTGTGAGCCAGGCTGTGTCGAGCACTGATGTCGAGATTTGGTTCAAGCCGAACTGTGGAGCGACCGAGACAAGTCCAACGTTCTCGTCGACTAGCGCCACCTTCATGGCTGCTGCCTTCGCTGAGTTCACGGGAGCGAGCAAGTCCACACTTGCAGATCAGACGCGCGGGAGTACGGTCACCACCGCTACGTCCAATGTTGCTGCTGCTGCAAGTGCTGACGCGAATGCTGGCGAGCTTCTTCTGTCGGCTGAACTTTGGTTCTTGTCGATGGCGGGAACCAAGACAACCTCGGACACGTACAACAACGGTGCGACGCCGACGGGAAATCTCAGCAACGACGCCACTAGTACGACCTCTCACTACAGATTTGCGTATGGTATCACTACAGGAAAGGCATCACCCACGCAGAATACTGCGGGGACAACCTCAAGTGCCAGTCAGACCAATGGTTCAGCTGTCATTGCAACCTTTCTGCTTCCCATTGCGGTTATCACCCCGACTGCCAACATCAACTGCTCAGGATCGCTAAGTGGTTCTGTTGCGAAGTTGGCAAATATCACAGGGGCGATAAATGCGGCCTCGACCGTTAGTGCGGCGATAACCAAGCCGCCGAAGAACGTCACGCCGACTACGAACATTTCTGCTTCTTGTTCAGTCAGCGGTACTGTCGCTCGGGCACCTGCTTTCCCGACGACGCCAGTGCTCGATAACTTCAACGCTGTTGAGGCTCCTGTCTCTCACGGCGGCGACTGGGTGTCAGCTTCCCCTCCGAACCCTGCTTCCGACGGAGCAAAGGTGACAGGTTCCACTGGCGTTGTTGCAATGTGGAATCATTCGTTCGCTAGGCCGATTGAGAACTACATCACGATCCTAGCCGTGAGTGGATTCACCTACACCCTATTCACAGGAATGTCTACTGCCGCAGCGACAGGCAATGGGTACAAAGCATCATACGCCGGTAGCAACACCCTCACGCTCTCTCGCATTGACTCGGGCACACCAACGACGCTGCTGTCTCTGAGCGTCACATTCGCACAGAATGATGTCGTCGGTCTTCTGCTCGAGACCGGCGGTAAGCTCACTGCTTACAAGAATGGTGTGCCGATTGGGTCGGTGACTGACACGACCTACTCAGGGGCAGGGTACACGGGATTTGCACAGAACAACGACATGGACAACTATGGCGGCGGAACCAGCGTTGTTACGAAGCCGATTGTTCCCGCGACGATCAACGGAACATCAACGCTGAGCGGCGGAGTGATCAAGGCTCCTAAGAACATAACGCCAGCCACTTCGATCGCAGCAACGTCTACTGTCGCCGCCTCGGTGGCTGCACAGAAGCTAGTCAAGGGCGGAAACATCAACGCTGTCTCCTCCCTGTCGGGCAGGGTGAGCAAACTAGCCAGGGTAGGCGGGGCGATATTGGCCAACAGCACCCTGGGCGGAATCGTTGCTGCTCTAAAGTTGATCAAGCCAGCCACGATCAATTGCGTGAGCGCGACCACTGGTATTCTGTCAAAGCTGCTGATCAAGTTTATCGCTGAGCGCGGCTTGACTGAAACCACCGACACTGTTTCCAGTACGCTGGCGATCACAGTCAACGCTAACTGCACGGCTGGTAACACGATCTTTGCAATCGTTGGTGCACGTATCGCCTCCTCGACGACGTCCTGGTCAGCCGCTGACTCGCGTGGCAACACATGGCATCTCGACGTGTTGAAATGGGACACCAACCGTGGCGTCGCTATTCTCAGCACCAAGCAGGACGTCGGGACATTGCAGAGTGGCGACGTGGTCACCATCACATTCGACGTTGTACCGACGGGTGCACGTATGGGTGCTCTCGAGGAGTTCGCGGGTCTCATCAGCAGCCCTCTTGACAAGACAGCGACCGATAGTTCTCCCACCCTTGTGACCTCTG